ATTTAGACGACCACACACCAGCCCGCAACTTTTCAGTATTTTTAGGTGGTGGTCTTGGAAAAGGGGTGTCCATCCCTGTATATGCATCTGTACAGTGTCAGTGTGAGAGGTTTGGATCCGATCCTTAGAAATTGGAATATGCATTATGGCTAGTCAGCCTTCAATACTAAGTTTTCAATCGTGTGGCACCTGTAAACAGGGTCCTACCCACAACGACAGAACCAGATCCGCACCATGTGAGTGCGGAATATACAAATATGTACCAAACAATCATAAGAGAATGCTACTAAACAACCGCTTACATCAAAGCAAGACCTGCATACGAACTCACATACCGTTCAGCTCCAGCAGCTAGTAAACCGGGTGCAATACTACCGATGGCGTTTCCAACGCCTCTACCGATAGAAGATGCCCCTGTGTATGCCGCGCGCACAACCGCACCTACACCACCCTCAACACTTTGGACAAGACGATGTGTCCAGGAAGGGTCGTGGTGGTCAAGCACGGCTAGTGTGGTCGCAACATGGCTCTGGCCAGAACTGTGGATGCCAAGGCTAGTAAGCCCTGATGCAACCTCCGGTCGCCACTCGATATTCTTAATGAACTCGAAGGCTAAATTCGTATCCGTGTTCGCGAGTCCACGCCAAGCGAACCCATACAAGGTGGTGGGATTGACACGAGATCTTGCGCCCTCAGTGGTGGCCCCATTACCCATAATCGTCACACAATCATCTGAAGGGTCCCTGAAGATTTCAGAGGCTACTGTAGGCCTCCACACATGTTCAAGTGTGTCAATGCCTAACCGCCGGACGTCGTTGGAAGATTGAAACCACTCATCGACAGTTGGGATGGTGTTTAAAGGGCCACCACCCAATAGATTAGAAATACTGGAGTTATCTAGAAAAGCAACTTGCCCAGCACTACTATTCAATCTGCCGTAGTAGGTCATCTTAATACACGCGCTGAGAGTGCGTGCATCACGAGCCGTATCACCACTCAATAAGGGATAGGCAGGGTCCGGGAGTGAAAAGCCACTCTGCCCAGCAATCCAAGTAGCACCAGAAGCAAAAGGTGCGGCAAGGGAATTGATGGGTCTGGAGGCAGAATCTTGAGAAACATAACATAGGATGTTGGATGACAGGCTCGGGGGTTGACCCGCCTGAGTCACATATGTGCCACGGTTAACAAAATCAGGAGACCAAAGCACAAACCCGTTGATACCATTAGTACCTGCTGTTGAGTTACTGGTGGTTTTGAGTCGTGCTAATAGTCCCTGATTGGAGCCGTAGAGGCCTGGTGCGAGCTCAGCGTGACACGGATTGCTGATCAATGAAAGATAGGGAGACAGAACTCTAGCAACCTGAGTCTGTCTTTGTCCCCTCTTGCGGTTACGCCGGCGACGGGGTGCCCCACGTCGCGCGGTTGTTTTGGAAGCGTTTCTT